TTGTGTAGTATATACATTGTGCTACACAAATAGGCACTAAAGCATATAGGCAAATATTATAGGAGAAAAGGCACTATGGCATCATTAGCAGAAATCCGAGCGAAGCTCAAAGAACAAGAAGCAGGCGCTTCAGGCAACCGTCAATCAAGCGGCGGTGATAACGCAATCTATCCATTCTGGAACATGAACGAAGGTGAAACAGCAACCATGCGTTTCTTACCTGACGGTAATGAAGACAACACTTTCTTCTGGACAGAACGTCTTATGATTAAACTTCCTTTTAGTGGAGTTAAAGGCGATACATCTAGCAAGCCAGTACAAGTACAGATTCCTTGTATGGAAATGTACGGTGAGTCATGTAATATTCTCAACGAAGTTCGTGGCTGGTTTAAAGATCCTTCACTAGAAGACATGGGTCGTAAGTATTGGAAAAAGCGTTCTTACATCTTCCAAGGCTTTGTTACAGACAACCCGCTATCTGATGATACTACTCCGGAAAATCCAATCCGTAGGTTTATCATTGGTCCACAAATCTTCCAGATCATTAAGCAGGCGCTTATGGATCCAGACATGGAAGAATTGCCAACAGATTACACAGCAGGTGTAGACTTCCGTCTTAATAAAACAAGCAAAGGTGGATATGCAGACTATTCTACTTCACAGTGGGCACGTCGTGAGCGTCCATTAGGTGATGCGGAAATGCAGGCAGTTAACACACATGGCTTGTTTAATCTAAGTGACTTCTTACCTAAAAAGCCGACAGACGTAGAGCTTAAAGTAATGCAAGAAATGTTCGAAGCATCAGTAGATGGCGAAGCATATGATCCAGATCGTTGGAGCCAATACTTCCGTCCTGCAGGTATGGCAGCTCGCACAGGTGATCCAAACATGGCTGCTAGCCCAAATGCTACAGCAACTAGTCAAAGTGCTCCTACCCCACAACCTGCACCAATTCCTGAAACTACTGCAACAGCGGATGTACCATTTACACCCGATCCTGCACCAGCACCACAAGCAGAAGCATCTGCAGGTGATGGCGGAAATGCGCAAGACATTCTTGCAATGATCCGTTCACGTCAAGGACAGTAATATCATGGGGGAGCAATCCCCCATTTGCTTTTTAGATTAGGAGATTATATGGCAAAGGCATTTGATCCTAGCAAGTTTAGGACTTCACTAACAAAATCCATTACAGGTATGAGTGCAGGATTTAACGATCCTACTGATTGGATTAGCACAGGTAACTATGCACTTAACTATCTTATTTCAGGAGACTGGCACAAAGGTGTTCCGCTTGGTAAGGTAACAGTATTTGCAGGCGAGTCGGGCTCAGGCAAATCATACTTCTGCTCAGGCAACATTGTAAAAGCCGCACAAGAACAAGGTATCTATGTTGTTCTAGTTGATTCAGAAAACGCTCTTGACGAGCAGTGGTTACACGCACTTGGTGTAGATACTTCAGAAGACAAACTGTTAAAACTTAACATGTCAATGATTGACGATGTTGCTAAAACAGTGTCAGTGTTTATGGGCGACTACAAAGCAATGAATGAAGAAGACCGTCCTAAGGTATTGTTTGTTATTGATTCGCTGGGTATGTTGCTAACACCTACTGACGTTGATCAGTTTAACAAGGGTGACATGAAAGGTGACATGGGTCGTAAGCCTAAGGCACTAACAGCACTTGTTCGTAACTGTGTTAATATGTTCGGTAGTTACAATGTAGGCATGGTATGTACTAACCATACATATGCAAGCCAAGATATGTTTGATCCGGATGATAAGATCTCGGGTGGGCAAGGCTTTGTATATGCTTCAAGTATTGTTGTAGCAATGAAAAAACTAAAACTCAAAGAAGACGAAGACGGTAACAAGACTTCAGAAGTACACGGTATCCGTGCCGCTTGTAAGGTAATGAAGACTCGTTATGCTAAACCGTTTGAAGGTGTACAGGTTAAGATCCCATATGAAACAGGTATGGATCCTTACTCAGGTATTGTAGATCTTTTTGAAAAGAAAGGTGTACTGGTTAAAGATGGTAACCGTCTGCGTTATACTACAGCAGAAGGTGAAGAGATCAAGGAATATAGAAAGAATTGGACAGGCGAGTTGCTCGATAAAGTGATGTTAGATTTTGCACAAAAAGATGACACAGTGGTAAATACCTCTGTAGAAGATGAAACTTCTACCACTATCGAGGAGCCCGCTGTTAATGACTGAAGAACAAATCACAGATGTTTGGAATCTGTTTAAAGAGTATATTGATAAAAAACAGATTGAAATTGCAGTAGAAAGATTTGTAGACTTACTTGCTGATTACGGAGTTGACGATGTTGTGTTAACTAACTGTTTAGGCAATGACAAACATCTTGATGTTGCTATTAATTACTATCTTGATCTAGATGAAAGTTATGACGATGAGGACTACTAATGGGTTGGTATTCAGAGGTATCTAGAGATATTTCTAAAATTCCAGATGCAATTAACTACTTTACCGGCGAGCTCGATGAAGCTCGTCAGGAGTGCAGACTTACAGGTAATGTAGAAAGAGCTGCGGCGGCTATGCCAGGAGTAGTCGAACATCGTTTTAATCAACTTCAAGAGATTGAAGCAATTCTTAACTATCTAAATATAGAGCTACGCAGACTGCGTAGTTCTTTCTTTAAAAAATATCTTGAAAACTATCAACGAGCGTTGTCAAGTCGTGACGTAGAAAAGTATGTTGACGGTGAAGCAGATGTTGTTGACTATGAAAAGATCATCAACGAATTTGCATTGTTACGCAATAAGTGGTTAGGTGTGTTAAAAGCACTTGATCAAAAGCAATGGCAGATTACTAATGTAGTTAAACTGCGAGTCGCAGGAATGGAAGATGCAACTTTATGAGTATAAAAAGAGTAGACGGACCAGCAAATAAAAGAGATGGTAGATTAGATAATATTGGCAAAAGAAAAATTGGTAGGTCTTTTTATAGAGGTGATAACTGTAATTTTAATCCCTATAAGGAAGATTTTGATAAAGAAAATTTTCTTGAAAAATATTTATTAACCGGATGGACTCCTGATAACTCGCCTATTATAAATGCAGATACTCAGATTACTGCATTTGGTAGTTGCTTTGCTGATAATATTTCAAAACATTTATCAAAAATAGGATACACTACTTCAAAAGAAAAAGATCCTGATATCTATGTAAGTAGCATTGGTGAAGGATTAGTAAATGTACATTCATTATTATCACAATTCAAATGGGCTTTTGATAATTTAAGACCTAGCCAAGAGTTATGGCACGGTTATAACGGTGAAGAATTTGGCTACAATGAAGAGATTAGATTACGTACAAAAAAGATTTTTTTAAATACAGATTTTTTTATAATAACATTAGGACTTTCTGAAATATGGTACGATGAGGTCACAGACGAAGTATTTTGGAGAGCAATTCCTAAAGAAAATGTAGATCCTTCTAGACATAAATTTAAAGTTTGTAGTATGCAAGAAACTAAACAATGTTTGCAAGAAATAAAAAATTATATTAATTTAAATGTACCTAACGCAAAAATTTTGTTTACATTATCGCCTGTACCACTTGCTGCAACATTCCGTCCTATAAATTGTTTAAGTGCAAATAGTGTAAGTAAAAGTATTCTGAGAGCAGCACTGGATGAATTTTTAAGAGACAACGAAACTGAATTAAATAAAAATTTGTTTTATTGGCCTTCATATGAGATTGTTTTAGATTTATTTTATGACTCATTTGGCAAGGATAACCGACATCCAAAGCAAGTTATTATAGATTTTATTATGAACCTTTTTGAAGCAGTGTATTGTGATTCTAATGTTGATATTAAAGACATAGAACAATTATATCAAAAAACAAAAAACAATATAAATCAGAGTTACTAGAATAAAAAACATTACATTGTAAATAGTGTTATGAAAGTAGTACTAGTCACTGGAGGATTTGATCCTCTTCATTCAGGACATATACAATATTTTTTAGCCGCCAAACAATTAGGTGATAGATTAATTGTAGGTGTTAATTCCGACGCATGGCTTACAAGAAAGAAAGGTCGTGCATTCATGCCCATCGAAGAAAGAGCCGCAGTAATACAAGCACTTAGCATGGTTGACGCTGTTGTTGCATTCGACGATGACTACGATGCTGACGATACATGTAAAAAGTTTATAGAGGATACCTGCTGGAACTATGAAGAAGATGAAGTTGTATTTGCTAACGGTGGGGATAGAAATGACAGCAACATTCCTGAAATGGAAGTTGTTGCTGAAAATCTTAGTTTTGAATTTGGTGTTGGTGGTACAAACAAAGCTAACTCGAGTAGTTGGATACTTGAGGAATGGAAAGCACCAAGAACAGAAAGACCTTGGGGCTACTACAGAGTACTCCACGAAGAACCAGGAGTAAAGGTTAAAGAGCTTGCCGTCAATCCAGGATGTAGTTTGTCAATGCAGCGACACAGTAAAAGAAGTGAATACTGGCTAGTCAGCGAAGGCACAGCATCTGTTGAATACCAGCAAAGTACAAAATGGGAAGTGCTAGACAATGTTATATTATATAAACATCAAGACATACATATTCCTGTACATGCATGGCACAAATTAAATAACACGAGTGATAATTTACTTCGTATTGTTGAAATACAGTACGGTACAGATTGCAGAGAAGAAGATATTGAAAGAAAAAACTAAAGTAGACTTTAATATTTTTATTGGGTGGGACAGTAGAGAAGATATTGCCTATCAGGTTTGCAAACACTCTATAGAAACCAAATCAAGTAATGTTTGCATACATCCGTTAAAGCAAAAGATACTACGCAAAGAAGGTCTGTATTGGAGAGATAAAGATAAATTATCTTCTACAGAATTTACTTTTACAAGATTTCTTGTTCCTGAAATTATGAATTTTGAAGGCTGGGCATTATTCATAGATTGTGATATGATTCTTACAACAGATATTAAAGAATTGTTAGATCAAGCAGACGACAAGTATGCGGTGATGTGTGTTAAACATGATTATACTCCTGCTGAAGGCACAAAGATGGATGGCAAGCAACAAACTGTCTATCCAAGAAAAAATTGGTCAAGCATGATGCTTATTAACTGTGCGCATCCTAGTAATCGTGTGTTAACAAAGGAATTAGTAAATGCTAGTAATATTGATGGAAAATATTTACATAGATTTAGTTGGTTAGATGATTCAGAAATTGGCGAAATCCATCATGAGTGGAATTGGTTAGTAAATTGGTATAAAGAACCGAAAGACGGACATCCTAAACTTATTCATTACACCGAAGGCGGACCTTGGTTTGAAAACTATAAAAACTGTGAATACTCTGATCTATGGAATAAAGAAAGAGAAAATTACGAAGAATACCAAAATTATTATAGAAAGAAAAACCGGTTATCTCCTTTTGACGGAGTGTTACCTGAAGTTGAATCTATTGGTAAATCAGTTTTAGATGTTCTTGTAGATCCGGAAGGATTGTACCATGATAAAAACATAGAAACAGTCATAAGAGAAATTAAAGATATGTCAGCAACAACACCAACATGCTATTGTTTTGCTCAAAGCGATGACCCAGACGAAAAAGGATACGATCGTATTGCGCATAAGTTTGCTCTAGGAGCAAAAGGTAAATTAATTAATCAAGAACAACTAGAAACACTAGATATTAACGTGCCTGTTATCGTACGAGGAAATTCTAAATCTAAGGTTAAAGCAATTGAAACGTGTAAGCAAAGAGGATTAATATGGTATAATATTGATACTGGATATATAGGTAATGGACATTTAAAACATTATCATAGAATATCTAAAGGCAATTATCAAAACGTTGAATCAATTATTGAACGTCCTTCTGACAGATTAGATTTAATTAAATTTAAACTCCGAGATAGAAAACTTGGAGGAGAAAATATATTACTATGTCCTCCAAGTCAAAAAGTAATGAGTATATACGGGTTAACTGTAAATGAATGGGTAGAATCTACAGTTAAAGAAATTAAAAAATATAGTAATAAAGAAATTGTAATCCGAGTAAAAGAACAAAATAGGAAACTTAGAGTAGCTAGTGATCCTATACAGATTGCATTTGATAAAAATGTTCATTGTGTTATTACTTACAATAGTATAGCTGCTTTAGAAGCAGTTATGTACGGACTTCCTGCATTTACTTTAGGACCTAACGCTGCAGAGCCATTATGTAACAAAGATTTAAAAAGTATTGATAATCCGTATTTTCCCGAAAAAGAAAAAATCTTAAGAGTGTTAAGGCATCTAAGTTATTGTCAGTTTACTGAAGTAGAATATCAAAATGGAACAGCTTGGAAAATTTTAAATGAAGGTAGTTAGTTATCTATCTAGTATTCCAATAAAAGATCGGGGAAAGACTACAGAAAAGACACAAATACTAGAAAACTTTGCAAAAGGTGTTAGCACAAGTAGTGACGAAATCATAAAACATTCTGCTGACTATATTCCTAGCGATGTTGCTATTATACAAGGATGGGTGCATGCAAATAGTGGTAACACTTCTCACTTATCATTGCGAAAAAAAGTTATTAAAAATCAACTATTACACGGTAAACATGTTATTACAGCAGATAGTAATTTGTTTTTATACAAGGTTGGAAAAGCTAATACTCCCCATCACTATTTAAGATATAGTGCTAATGATGTATTTCCAACTACTGGCAATTACTTTTGGGATAATCCGGATCCCAAAAGATGGCAACAAATAAGTAAAGATTTAAATATCAATGTTAAACCTTGGAGGACTACAGGAAATCATATCCTTATATGTCTGCAAAGAAATGGCGGCTGGAGTATGGGTGGACTAGATGTTATGGAGTGGTGTCATAAAATAATACGCATACTTTCTAAAATCAGCGACAGACCTATTATTGTTAGAGCTCATCCTGGCGATCGTAGAGCACAACAATACCTTAGAATAAATCATCCAAATGTTAGAATTAGTAGAGCAGAAACTATACAGCAGGATTTGGAGAGTGCTTGGGCTTGTATAACCTATAATAGTAGTCCTGGAGTAGCCGGCGCAATAGAAGGTATACCTGTATTCGTTACAGATCCAAATCCGAGAATAAGTCAAGCATACGATATTGCAAATACCGACTTAACTAAAATAGAATCACCTAAAACTTTTGATAGAGAACCATGGTTAAATAAACTTGCAATGTGTCATTGGAATTTTGCAGAACTTGCAAGCGGAAAAGCATGGGCACATATGAGGAATTATTTATGAAAATAAAATGGTCAGGACTAGCAGATGCAAAATATTTTCAGCATATTGCACAATACTGTTTGCCTAGTTGGGAAAAATTACCCGGAGACAAACATATTGTCCATGACGATACGTTAATAACCTATAATTTTATTAATCTAGTAAACTGGGACAATATTGTAAATTATAATAGTGAGTATTGGGTAACTTATAATAACGGAAAAAAGAAAACTAATAGCTTTTGGAAAAAAATGCAAAGCCAAGTATGGGCGGTTAGAAATTTAAAAAACTGCGATGTATTAATACTATTAGATACAGACATTGAAGTTTTAAATTTTAACAAGAAAAAATTTAATGCTATGTTAGAAGACTTTCTCAGCTTAGATTATATTTGGGCAACTGGTCAGTCGCAAAGAAAGGGGCACGATTCGGGATTTATAATCTTTAATATGAATCATCCTAAATTAAATGAACTTATCGATTATTATGAAAATATATGGGATAGTGGGACTATTTTTAAGCTCAAAAAATCATACGACGGACATGCTGTAGAAAGTATGTTTGACAAGTATCCTTCGTATAAGATCCCAAATATTGATTATGGGAATGGATTTCATGTTTATGATTTGGGATTTGTACACTACGGTAGTAAGATACCTAAAAAATTGCGCCAGGAATCAAAGTTTAATGGCGAAAAAATAGTAGAAGAATATACAGCTGACAAAGAAATTAAATGGACTAAACATTCTTGGGCTGTACACGGACCATGGAAAGATGATAATGAACAATAGAGATAAAATAAAAAATTTACTTCAATATACTATAACCAGCGGAAAAGCATACAACGGTGGCGCATTTGAAGGTGGATATCATACTCTTAATATATTAGGCGAGACTGTTCAAGGACAAAGATTACCTAGTTACCGTTATGAGCATATAGATTATGACTTTACAGGAAAAACTGTTTTAGATATTGGTAGTAACCAAGGTGGCATGTTATACGAAATACAGTCTAAAATTAAACAAGGTATCGGCATAGACTTTGATTATAGATTAGTTAATGTTGCTAATAGAATATCAAATACTCATAATTATAGTAATCTTAGTTTTTATGTTTTTGACTTAGATAAAGAAGACTATAACTTATTAAATAATTTTGCTAATGAAAAAATAGATGTAATATTTTTATTATCTGTATGTATGTGGATTAAAGATTGGAAATCTTTAGTAGAATGGGTCTATAATAATTCAAATCATTGTTTGTTTGAAACAAACGGTAAAAAAGAACAACAACACGAACAAATAAACTTTTTAAAGTCTTTATATAAAAAAGTAACAATTACTCATGAAGTAAGTGCTGACGATCCAGGACAAAAGAAGAGAAAAACTGTTTGGTGCAGTAAATGAAACCTACACCGTTAACTATAAGCGGAACAATAATAGACGGAACTAATAATTCAAACACATGGTTTCCTAGATTTCTTCCTAATTTGTATCCTGGTACTCTAAATGTTTTGTTAGATAATTATAGACCTGATATTGAATGGCACACTGATATTTTAATAACCGACGGAAAATATAAGGATTCTAAATTAAGATTAGCTAATTGTAAAATAAACAATTTGCCTGCACTTATTATTAAACCTCCAAAGTTTAAATACCTTAAAAGATACAATTGGGTAGAAATAGGACACACTAATAGACTACGAGAAATGCTAAATTTAAACAATAATGATAGAGTTGAAATTACTTTTGTTCAAGGCTTAGAAACTATACTTTATTTCCAATAATTCTCTGTTCTATTAACCATTATATCTTTAATGTCAGATTTGCCTTTATTTTTTCTTCCGCCTTTCATATGATCAAACCATGTACCTAGTATACCATTGATATATGGATGACCTCCTCCACCTGTCTTTGCTTCTCGTAAATACATGTCTGCTGAATAGTCATACTCGGCATTAAAGTCTTTATACTTCTTAAGTATTTCGCCAAACACATACGAGTCATGCCATTCTTCTAATGTAAAGATACCGTTCTCGGCATTCTCGTACATACGTTCAAAGTCTTCTAAGAAACTGTGACACACAGGATGATTTAAGTTCATACCATAGAAGCCGCACTCTGGCCAAGTCTGCGATCCTTTACCTCTACCTACATATGTAATGTATGAATTATCTGGAAGCAAATCTTTAAACTGATTGTATGTAACAGGACTGTGTACATAGGTGTCTGCATCCATCCACACTACCCAATTACTAGGACGTCTAGCACATGCATCGAACACAGCATATACTTTATTAGCAAAACGAACAGCGTCCCACTTAAACGCTTTGTGCCAATCTCTAGGACGGCGAGCTTTTATTTCTGGCGGCGGTGTTCCGTTTGCTTTTGGATCGTCTTTGTATTTTAATTTGAACTTGTTTAACTTAGGCAATGCTTCACTTGCATCTAAGATTGTAATTTGTTCTGGACAAGGATTAACAGGAACACAATCTTCTGCGTATACTAGCAACTTTACTCGTTCTACTTTTTCAGCAAAGCTATCTATAAATCGCTGTCCATATTTTTCTAAGCCTTCTGGATGAAAGGTAGTTACCACAGTTATGTCAGTCATTTGTTGTTCCTGTTAAATACACAGAGTATTTAATCATGAAATTTAATTTATGGACACAGTATGGCGCACTCAATTCTAAACCAGTTTTTGACGCTTTTCATAGCGGTTGTAAGTCTCTCGGTTATGATTGTAGTTTCAATTCTAATGACGGGGACATTGATGTTATTTGGAGTGTTCTTTTCCATGGTCGTATGGCTGGAAACCGTGCAATATGGGAAAGAGCTATGGCGCAATCCAAACCGGTGGTGGTCTTAGAAGTAGGCGGTATTAAAAGGGGAACAACTTGGAAGGTAGGGCTAAATGGGATTAATAGAGATGCTTCTTTCGCTGCTAGTGGGTGTGACAGTAGGCGTTGCGATCTACTTGATCTGCGATTAAAACCTTGGCGCACAGACGGCGAATATATTCTACTCTGCGGACAACACGATCGTAGTCTACAATGGGATATGTTGCCTAGCATGGATCGTTGGGTTGCAGAAACTATTAAAAATATTAGAGCGTACACAGACCGTCCTATAATATTTCGACCACATCCTAGATGTTCAGTTAAAAATATAGAAAGACAGTTTAAAGATGTTATCAGACAAAACCCTCGCCATTTGCCTAACACTTATGACAGTTTTGATATGGGCTTCGATGACATTTACACTACTGTAAGTTGGACCAGCAATCCAGGAATACACTCAGTAATCGAAGGTATTCCTGCATACACATCACAGTCAAGTCTTGCCTGGGACGTAAGTATTAAAAGTCTTACTAATCTAAATAATCCTCCCTTACCAGATAGGCAACAATGGCTCAACGATTACTCTTACACAGAATGGACTGTGGAAGAAATAGCACAAGGAATCCCACTTAAACGATTGACAAATAAAATCAACATGTTATAATAATAACATGAATGTAATATACATAGAAGATTGTTTAGAACTACTTGTATCCGAAAATACATACAGTCCAAAGTTTCGTTTAGAATCTAGCGACGTAAGTTTTCTTAATAGTATAGCAAGTCAGGTACGTAAAGGCATGGCGTTAACAGAACGTCAGTATAATGCTGTGATAGAAAAATGCTTGTATTACAAAGATTTTTTTGATGAAAAAGAAATTGATATTAATGCAAGTATCAAGGAAGTTAGGTACTCTTTTAGAGAAATTGACAGACGAAAAGAAATTACAATAGAGCATTTAGAAGAATGGCGTGCCGATGCTATTAGGATTAGATTCCCGTTCAGTAAAAAACAAATCCGTGTTATTCAACAAATAAAAGAAAGTATATCCTATAAAGACCATTTACATAAAAAAGGTTCCCACGAACACTTTATAAAACTTACACCAACTAATCTATATCAAATAAACAAGTATTTTGATTTTCCTAATTTTGATATTCAACAGGAAGTAAAAGATTTATTAGACAGAATAAAAGTAATAGTGCATAGCAAACATGAGCATGCTCCTGGCGTTTACGATTATAAATTAAAAAATCTGCATCCTAATGCAGAAAAATATATTACACATAAAATCGGAACCCCTAACAGAAATAATTTGTATAAATTTTATGATAGAAAAAATTATTATGGATTAACATATTTCGACGAAGTCTGTGTAGAAGAAAGTTTAACATTATGTTCTGACTTTACAAGGTCAGTTGTTAAAAGAAAGCATAGTTCTGTTTGGAATAAAAGCGACTACGAAAACTATTCAAACATAATTGATACATTAAACGATCTTGATAGATATCCGTTGTTTGTTCTTTTACCTAACGAAAACGAATATAGTTTACTCGAACAAACTCATAAGTTACTTTCTAAGTATGTTGATAATAAAGATATCAGTGTTATGTTTAGATTAGATAACACAGAAGATGAAAATATTAAATTTAACAATTATATAAAAGATAACAACTTAAATAATTCTCTTGCAAATAGCACAAAGATTGTGTATACTAATAATAAAATTACAAAGCCTACATTAGAAAGTGGAATACTGCCAGAAGCATGGTTGTGTTTGCAGTCAGATAGATTGCCTTTGGAATTAAACAAATATATGAATCAGAGTGATTTAATTATTTTTAGTGTAGAAGAATTAAGTCCGTTTAATCTTTATGGATACAAGCAGTACGATACGATATAATGGCAAGTTGTAAACTTATAATAGAAGATGAAGTTAATATTAAACTAGAAGGTCTTGACGTAGACGTTAGACGTAAATTGTCTAGTGCGCTCAAGTTTGAAGTTCCTTACGCACGATACATGCCACAGTATAAACTAGGACGTTGGGATGGCAAGGTTGCGTTCTTTGGCATCGGCGGCACGGGGTATGTAAACCATCTTGACAAGATTGTAGAAGTTCTAGAAAAGAACAATGTTCAAATAGTTGACATTGAAGATAATAGACATCCTGTAACATTAAACTTTCCGACTATCACAGAAGACTACTGGAAGGAACAAGATGTACGCTGGCCCAAAGGACATCCAGCAGAAGGCGAACACATTGTACTACGAGACTATCAAGTAGAAGCAATCAACAACTTTTTAAAGAATCCACAGAGCCTGCAAGAGATTGCTACTGGTGCAGGTAAAACAATTACAACAGCAACACTAAGTCACTTATGTGAGCCGTATGGACGTAGTCTAGTCATTGTTCCTAACAAATCACTTGTTACACAAACTGAAGAAGACTATCGCAACTGCGGCTTGGATGTAGGGGTGTACTTCGGCGACAGAAAGGAGTTAGGTAAGACTCACACTATCTGCACATGGCAGAGCTTGAACATTCTCGATAAGAAGTTCAAAGACGGCAGTGCAGTACTAAGTCTCGCAGAGTTCTTAGATGGCGTGAGCGCGATTATTGTCGACGAAGTACACCAGGCTAAAGCAGAAGTACTAAAGAATTTGCTTACACGCAACCTACGCAATGCTCCTATCCGTTGGGGACTTACTGGCACAGTACCTAAAGAGGCATTTGAATTCGAAAGTATTCATGCTAGCCTTGGTCCAGTTATAGGTAGTATCACAGCAAAAGAACTGCAAGACAAGGGTGTACTGTCTAACTGTCATGTAAACATTTGTCAGTTGATTGATACACAAGCGCATAGCGACTATCAATCAGAATTGAAGTATCTAGTAACGAACAAAGACAGAATTGAATACATTGGAAAACTATTAAACAATGTTAGGCAAGAAGGTAACACACTTATACTAGTTGACAGAATTAGTGCAGGTGAAATGTTACAAGAACACATTCCAGGTAGTGTGTTTGTCAAAGGCGATGTAAAGCTCAAGGACAGGAAAGAAGCGTATGATGAAATTAATGAAGCAGACAATCATGTGGTTATTGCAACATATGGTGTTGCCGCCGTTGGCATTAATATTCCTCGTATTTTTAACCTCGTTCTTATTGAGCCTGGTAAGTCCTTTGTAAGAGTAATACAATCAATAGGCAGAGGCGTAAGAAAGGCAAAGGACAAAGACTTTGTACAGATATGGGATATAACAAGTACCTGTAAATTTGCAAAGCGACATCTTACACAACGTAAGAAGTTTTACAAGGAGGCACAATACCCCTTCACAATAGAAAAGATTGATTGGACATAATAATGAGAATATTAACCTTAGAGAACGAGTGTTTTTTCTTAAACAACCTACCAGAACAATTAGAAGACGATGTTAGATTTGCTGTTTTAGATAATTCAGATCCAAAAGATCCTGATTTCTTTTTTCCGCCTTTGATCTTTTTAGAGTCGTTTAGTTCTCCTGCTATGGTACTAGAAATTGCAGGACAAGAAATTACAATGCCGCTAGATTGGAG